TCAGCAGTTCGTCATCAGGGCGTCACCGCCACCGCCGGTGGCCTTGCTGCGGCGCTGTTGGGTCAGACTTTCGGTGTGGTCGAGACTGTTTTTCAGGCGGGTGAATGCCTGGCTGGTTTCATCCGCCCTGTCAGTCACCTCCTGCTTAAGTGCGGAAAAGGCGGTTTCCATCTCAGCGAGGCGCTGCTCAGTGGCACTCAGTTTTTCCTGCACATGTTCAGCAACAGCGGTCACCGCTTCATGCACGTCATTCAGACGGGCATCATCGCTGGCCTGTTTGCGGCCAAAAATGGATTTCACCTTTTCGGTCAGGGCGGTGAACACGGTTTCAGGCAGGTCTTCAAATTCCAGCTCAACAGGCGTTGCCACTGAAATCAGGTTTTCAGGGCTTAATTTGAAGCGGTTCAGGGGGTTGTGTTTTGCCGTGCGGCAGAATTCCAGGTATTCCGTGCCGAGGCTTGCCGGGTCATCGGTGACGGCCAGCCCCACCAGATAACATTTGCCGGTGTTGGCAAAGTTCGGCTGAATTTCCATTGAGGTGTAGACCTTCTGCGCGGCCTTGTTCATCGCGATAAGGTCATCGGTCGGGGTGATTTTCGCAAACAGCGCCCATTTGCCTTTCAGCGCCGAATCATCGTCAATCTTTTCGGCCTTCAGTTCGGCCACATCGCCATAACGCTTAAAAATACCGTCAGGCAGGATGCCGCGCAGATGTTCCAGGTTAATGCGGCAACCATAGACTCGCGGGTCAAAGGTTTCGGCCATTTCCTGAATATCCTGCGCACTGATGACACGCCCGTCACAGGTGTCACCCTCAACGCCGATACGAAAGAATTTTGAGACTTTTTTTGCCATTGTCAGGAGTCCTGAATAGTGATTAGAGGAGTCACATGTCGGCATCAGTTTCCCGACGATGCGCATCCTCCGCCATCAGTCCCGGATGGCTTATCACTGGCACAACAGCACCTTAGCGAATCGCGGGGCGCGACTCAGTAGCCTTGCCATGGATTCATCACGGCGAGGTATTCATGACCATCACCACAGACACCACTCTTTTACACGACCCGCGTCGTCAGGCGGCGCTGCTGTACTGGCAGGGGTTTTCCGTGCCGCAGATTGCCGCCATGTTGCAGATGAAACGCCCGACGGTGCAGAGCTGGAAACAGCGCGACGGCTGGGACAGCGTTGCCCCCATCAGCCGTGTCGAAATGAGTCTGGAAGCGCGGCTGACCCAGCTCATCATCAAACCGCAGAAAACCGGCGGTGACTTCAAGGAAATTGACCTGCTCGGACGCCAGATTGAACGACTGGCACGGGTCAACCGTTACAGTCAGACCGGCAACGAGGCAGACCTTAATCCGAACGTCGCTAACCGCAACAAAGGCGGGCGTCGCAAACCGAAAAAGAATTTTTTCAGTGACGAGGCCATCGAAAAGCTGGAGCAGATTTTCTTTGAGCAGTCTTTCGAATATCAGTTGCACTGGTATCGCGCCGGGCTTGAGCACCGCATCCGCGATATCCTGAAATCCCGCCAGATTGGCGCGACGTTTTATTTTTCCCGCGAGGCGCTGCTGCGCGCCCTGAAAACCGGTCATAACCAGATTTTTCTGTCGGCCAGTAAAACGCAGGCGTATGTGTTCCGTGAATACATCATCGCCTTTGCCCGGCTGGTTGACGTTGACCTGACCGGTGACCCGATTGTCCTGGGCAATAACGGCGCAAAACTGATTTTTCTCGGCACCAACTCCAACACCGCACAGAGCCATAACGGCGACCTGTACGTCGACGAGATTTTCTGGATCCCGAATTTTCAGGTACTGCGTAAGGTGGCATCAGGTATGGCCTCACAGAGTCACCTGCGCTCGACCTATTTCTCCACCCCGTCCACGCTGGCGCACGACGCCTATCCGTTCTGGTCCGGTGAACTGTTTAACCGGGGACGCGCCAGCGCCGCCGAACGCGTGGAAATCGACGTCAGTCATAACGCCCTTGCCGGAGGTCTTCTCTGTGCGGACGGCCAGTGGCGGCAGATTGTCACCATTGAGGACGCCCTGAAAGGTGGCTGCACATTGTTCGACATTGAGCAGCTTAAACGCGAAAACAGCGCCGACGATTTTAAAAACCTGTTCATGTGTGAATTTGTTGACGACAAGGCGTCGGTATTCCCGTTCGAGGAGCTGCAACGCTGCATGGTCGACACGCTGGAAGAATGGGAAGACTATGCGCCGTTTGCCGCAAATCCGTTCGGCTCCCGACCGGTATGGATTGGTTACGACCCGTCATTACGTGGCGACAGCGCCGGGTGCGTCGTTATCGCGCCGCCGGTCGTTGCCGGTGGCAAATTCCGTATCCTCGAGCGCCACCAGTGGAAAGGGATGGACTTCGCCCAACAGGCCGAATCCATTCGCGAGCTCACGCAGAAATACATCGTGGAATATATCGGTATCGATGCGACCGGGCTCGGTCAGGGCGTCTTCCAGTTGGTGCGCTCGTTCTACCCGGCCGCGCGTGAAATCCGCTACACGCCGGAAATGAAAACCGCGATGGTGCTCAAAGCAAAAGACACCATTCGCCGCGGTTGCCTCGAGTACGACGTCAGCGCGACCGATATCACGCAGTCGTTTATGTCTATCCGCAAAACCATGACCAGCAGCGGGCGCAGCTCGACCTATGAGGCCAGCCGCACCGAGGAGGCCAGTCACGCCGATCTCGCGTGGGCAACCATGCACGTATTAATCAATGAGCCGCTGACCGCCGCAACCGGCCATCAATCAACCAGCATTATGGAGTGGTATTAATGAGCAAGAAACGCAACAAGCGACAGCAGCCGCCACGCACCCAAAACCACACCGCCACACAGTCACAGAACATGGAAGCGTTCACCTTTGGTGAACCAACGGCGGTACTCGATCGCCGCGATATTCTCGATTATGTCGAGTGTGTCGACAACGGCCAGTGGTACGAGCCGCCGGTGAGTTTCGCCGGGCTGGCGAAGAGCATGCGCGCCGCCGTGCATCACAGCTCACCGATTTACGTAAAGCGTAACATTCTGGTGTCGACCTACATCCCGCACCCGCTATTATCCCGTCAGGACTTCACCCGGTTTGCGCTCGACTATCTGGTGTTTGGCAATGCGTTTATCGAAGAGCGTCGCGGCCTGACCGGCAAGCCGTTAAAACTGGAAACCTCACCGGCAAAATACACCCGCCGTGGCATCGAGGATGACGTGTACTGGTACATTCAGAGCTACACACAGCCGCACCAGTTCGCGCCCGGCTCAGTCTTCCACCTGCTCGAGCCCGATATTAATCAGGAGCTTTACGGGATGCCGGAATACCTGAGCGCACTAAATTCAGCCTGGCTGAATGAATCGGCGACCCTGTTCCGTCGCAAGTATTACCAGAACGGCGCGCATGCGGGTTACATCATGTATGTGACCGATGCCGCGCAAAACAGTACCGACGTCGAGGCATTGAAAAAGGCGATGGTCAATTCAAAGGGAGCAGGCAACTTTAAAAATCTGTTTTTCTATGCCCCTAACGGAAAACCTGACGGGATTAAAATTGTTCCCCTGAGCGAAGTCGCCACGAAGGATGATTTTTTTAATATCAAAAAAGTCAGCGCGGCTGACCTGCTCGACGCGCACCGCATACCGTTCCAGTTGATGGGCGGTAAGCCCGAGAACGTCGGCTCAGTGGGTGATGTTGAGAAGGTGGCAAAGGTCTTTGTGCGTAACGAACTGACCCCGCTACAGGCGCGGTTTATGGAGCTGAACGAGTGGGCGGGTGAAGAAATTATCCGCTTCGAAAAATACAGCCTCGGCGACGACGAATAACTCCACCCACAGCCGCCCGTCGTGGCGGCTTTACCCCCACCGCACACAACGCCCCTCAGCGCCACGACACGCCGTCGCCGCTTCGCCCCATCTCGTTACTCACCCGCAACCATAATAACGCCACAGGGACGCACTCAGGCGCTGGAAAAATAAAATAAATACCCACCTCAGCGCGCAATGCTATCCCCGCCACGCCTGCCCGCTTTATAGGTCGGTTTTAATGCAGTTGCATGACCAGTCTAGATCCGCGCCAGCTCTGGCAGTACATAGTCAGAATAGATGAGTTCAATACATGCAAAAAAATGCAGTTTAAGAAGGCATACTAAATTGCAATAGAAAATAAGATTGAGAAAGAGCAAAGAGCAAAGAGCAAAGAGCAAAGAGCAAAGAGCAAAGAGCAAAGAGCAAAGAGCATTGCAATTATTAATTATGCTCTTTGCACGCTTAAGCACTCAGTCAAAATAAATTTACTACAGAACCTCAATCATATAAGCAACTAAGTCACCACCATCAGCTTCGCTTGGATAAAAGCGTAACCGCTTACCAACATGCATTGTTTTGCCCTTATCCTCTTCTATTACCTGCTTACACTGAAAATAATACTCATTAACTTTTCTGTCTGGAGAATCATCAACAGTGATAAAACCGTGCTTATGTTCAAGATCATACCAAGAAACCTTACCCTCAATTTTCCCTGGGAAGGATGCCTGTTCAATCATACCCTGACTAATTATTGCTTTCCTTGACGACCACCGCCCAAGATCTCCAGATCTTTCTTTATATACTCTTTCATCATCATTCATTCTATGGGTTGGTATATCTTTCAATACGCAGAAAGAGAAATCAAAAGAATAAACAGTTGCTTTACGACCTGAACCGGGTTCATCAACATTGATAATATTGTATTCGCGCGAGCGACTTGTGTACTTATAAAGGGGAACATTTGGAAATGAAAATTTATAAGCCGAACGACTTCTGCAGACTTTAACAAGACTTTCTAAAAAATCTTTCTCCTGATTAGTTAATGTTCCCTCATTATTAATGGCATGTCTTTTCAATGCTTCTAAAACATTATTTTTTTCAACTCGCTTTGCATATGAATTCTCTGAATAAGCCGAATCCATACTCATATCAAAAATATGTATTAGCCGCCTCATATTCCCATGCGATGCGTACAAAATCATTTCAAGGGCATCCCCATAAAGAGAGCCATCATTAATTTCAAATACATCCTCTGCTCTAAAAGGTAATGAGTCGTCATTCTTTGGGTTTATATAGTTATTTATAATATCAATAGCTTTTGAACGAAGCCTTTTATATCCAACCTCATCCATAACACTATTTTCAAGCATAACAACATCGCCATACCTTGTTTCAGTTAACATATCAGAGTAAGAATTAGGATATACTGCCACTTTAGTACGAATGAATGAGGCTGTTCTAAACTGATTCATCAAAACTTCAAAAAGTCCTCCTCTACCTTCCCCCCCTTTAAAGAACCCTTTGTCAAGAGCGCCTGCCTCATCGAGTAACAACAGTATTTTTCCATCTGTTTCTTTCAATAAATACTTATAACATTCCTCTATATCTTTTATGCCAGGGCTTGGTTTTTTCTTAAACTCTTGATAGCGATTAGATTTCCAGTCAGTTGATGCCTCTATAAAATTAAACTTTAAAGAAGCCTTATTTTGCTTATCCAGCGAAACTTTCTTCAAATACTCATCACTGCTGAGCTCAGCTATTTTTAACATCATCTCAGCATTCTTATGTCGCGCAATCAAATTCTGGGGAATCATTTTTAGATTCCCATGAATACTCACAAGATTCTTAGTCCCCTCAAAATGATGATGTATCGAAATCAACTCTTCCACAATTTTAATAACAACCTGTCGATAAATTTCATCAGGATCAGAAATATGTTGAAAATCATTTAACTTAATCATTATTGGGAGAATAATTTCATCATTACCCTCCATAAGGGCAGGTAACAATGCTGACAAATAAAATGCCTGATTAGCCCTCAAATACATTGTCTTTCCTGACCCCATCCTGCCTTTGATAATAGAATTTTCATAATCAAAAGGCGTAGACAATCCAATCAATGGATTGACAAATAGATTAAGAAGAGTATTGATATCATATTCGTCAGCATTTCTTGTTTTAAACGGTCTAGCTGTGAAAACTCTTTCCACTTTGAACACTCCATTTCATAAAAATTCTAGTATACAATTTTAAGTTCAAAACCATCAAAACAAGAGTATATATTTAGTTTTATGTAAAACAATAAAAACAATCATTTTACATTTTTGATAACATGATGTGTATCACAATCCAACGTTCGGTTATTCATTTAAGGCACAATTCACTAGTTATACCTCTACAACCAAAAATTCAGTTACACTGAAAAACCACTCCACTCCTCATCAATAACGTATGTAAAACTCTGGTCATTGAAAATGATAGTAGCTCCACGTGCCAACACCTCAAGTTCCCAACGTTTCGCTGTGATGCCGTGTTCGGCGAGATCAACACGAATGTGAGCAATTTGCGCCCGTTCGGATTTAGTCAACCTGCCTGATGGGGCAATGTCATGCGGTTTGAGTGGTTCCCTATTTCTTTTTTGTCGATTTTGCTGCGGTATGCCGTGTTTTAATGCGCACCTGAGCACAGTCA